TCTTGGCGAAATAGCCGTTCCAGACCTCGTACCGGAGGCGGTTAAACCGGCCATAATCATCATCAATAATGTCTATGTAATCCTGAGTAGTCATAGCTTATCCAAACGTCACATAATCCCTGCGCATCACACCTGATGCTGTGCCTTGCCGCTTTTTTGCTTTCATCACCGCGAGTCCTGCTGCCATCACAGCATCGTCGTGGTAGCCAGGGGGGTGTGAATACTTGACTCCACCGCCTGGAAGAACCGAACCCTCGAACAGTTCCATCTCTTTCTTCAATACTTCGTCGTTCTTACCAAAGTGCACCCGACCGTGTTCTACCTCCGCCGCAAGCGTAGAAACCAGTCGGGCCTTTGAATCGTTCGTAAATTTGAAACTCGAGACTGCACACCCTTCGTTCCTGAGCATGTCTGCTACCGGCTCACCGATACCCGATCCATCCAGATGTACGGTCTGACACCGGTATCGTTTATACAAATTCGCTATACGCGGCCCTAAGAGCGTGTAATCGAGTCCGTTAAAGCGGTCAGTAGCAACGAACTGCATACGTCCGATATCCACCACATACGCCACTGTGTAGTCCTCGATCTTGCCAAGGTCTAAGCCCATCAGGTAATGAGACTCCTGGGGTTCTTCCCATTCAGAATCGAAACAATCATCGAAATTCTTAAAGACTGTTCCATCGTCCTCGACCCATTCAGCGAGGTATTGCTGTCTGTATTGCGCGTCGGTGAGGTCACGCTTGAATTCCTCAAGTGCCTCTTCATCTATGTTCGGGTGCTCAAGTGACGTAACGGAAGCGGAGTAGTAACGGGGGTCTTGTTCCTGCCCAACTTGCCAGTAGGTACGGAAATTACCTTTCCCTCTGGCGATACCGATAGCCACGAGCCTCCCGTCAGAATCGGCCAGTGCGGGCATGAAGTTTGCCCACGCTTCAGGATTCAAGTCGTGAGCCTCATCGACAAACGCTGCGGTAACTCGATCTCCCTGCAAGGACGTGGGATCGTCGGCAGATTTTGCCTGGATACGAGCACCGTTCTGTAGTTCAACGAGCTTACGGGTCTTGTCATGCCCGGCATAATAATCCTTAAGCGGAGCACCAGGACCCACAAACAGGTTCCAGACAGGCTCCCAGACCTTCATCGTTAGCTCGTAGTTAGGTGCTATCACGTAGATATAGGGGGCGTGATACACACCGAATTGTTCTTTTCTTGGCTGTAAGGCTTCTCTGACTATCTCCGCCTTAATAGCTGTAGTCTTTCCAGCTCTCCGTCCACACGCCAGTATGAGACGCTTTTTATGGGCCTGTGTATGAATGTGGTCAGCCTGCCAGTCCCACGGGTCGTAGGGGTCCCCATCGTTAATGAACTCCCATATAGCAGGGAAGTCAGACATCCAGCACCTTTTCCTTCGGCTGTAAGGCCAGTTCAAATAACCGGTTCACAACCTCTTTCTCCACTACCTCAGCTACTTCCTTCGGGCGACCGACATATAACTCCATAAAGAGCTTCTG